TTACTGACGAACCCGTAATTGACGAAGCTAGACCAACGCCGCCGTTTCCGGCTGTAGACCCAGAAGCACTTCCTCCAACTGCGCCAGCGCCGCCACCGCCACCAGCGGAATATGGATAGCCAGCTAAACCGGAACCACCTGCAAATCCTTGACCAGATGTTCCAGCACCGCCAGCCCCACCAACAGAGCCAGAAGCGCCGCCGCCGCCACCCGACCCACCAGATTGACCAACACTAGAAGATGGAATGGAACTACCACCACTGCCCCCGCCACCACCAATTGCAGTAATTGGGATTCCAGAAATTGTTGAGTTGCTACCGGCGTTCCCAAAAGATCCAGCAGACGGTGTTGTCGTGGCTCCCCCCGCACCAACAGTGATAGTATATGTAGTTCCAAGGGTTAATGCTGTTGTATTTGTTAAAACTCCTCCGGCGCCGCCCCCACCGGGAATATATCCCCCTGATGGTGAAGTGCCTCCACTGGCCCCACCTGCAACTACTAAATACGAAGCGGCATAAACAGACGGTCTTGGAAAAGAAAATGCCGAATAAACTACCCAACCCTGCGTAGAATCTACGTAAACAAAAGCGGCGCTCCCGCGATTAACATTCAATGTATAATTAGACGCAGCACCATTTACGTTAGACCCATTAGGCGCAACCGTCACATTGTTCGTCGCCCAAGTCCCCGCATAGTCCGTCAACTGCACGATGTTGCCCGCAGACGGGCTGGCGGGGAGCGTGACGGTGATCGCGGCGGATGTGGTGTTGACGGGGTAGCCGTTGCCGCTGACAGCCGTAAAGTTGGCCGTTTGCACGGACTGCCATGAGATACCGCCGCCACCACCGCCACCAGATTGCGCGACCCAAGAAGTGTTGCCAGACCCGTCTGTTGACAGAACATATCCAGACGTTCCGTTAGACGACGGAAGCTGAAAGTTTGTTGTGCCTGCAACGGCAGGGACTTTGACCGTCACTGTGCCGGATGTTGCCCCGTTCATCAGTACGGTTGGGGTCGTCACCGACGTTGCAAATGTAGCGGCGGCAGAGTCCCCAATGGTCACATTGGCGCGACCGTTTGCACTGTCGTCTGAGGTTGTAATGACAACGTTGTTGCCAGGCGCAAAATTGATGATCTGTCGCGTTGCAACGGCGACGCCATTGTTTTGAACGCCAACGAGTTGCTGAGTGCTGTTAGCCGTCACAGACAACGTTCTGTCGGCAGTCAGGTCGCCGCCGCCCGTCAAACCCGTTCCGGTGCTGATGAGCCTGGTGTTGGGGACCGCTCCGCTTACCGACCCGACCGCGATTGAAATCGCCGCGTTTGACGCCGCTGTAAGACGCCCCTGCGCGTCAACCGTGAAAGTTCCGACGGTACTTGCATTGCCGTAGCTCCCTGCCACAACTGCCGTATTGGCGAGATTGGTCGTAACCGCAGTTGAACCGTTAAAGGAAGTACCTGTTAGGCCAGTGCCTAACGTTAGTGTTCCAATTGTATTTGCCGTTACCGTTCCAGAGCCGCCCAGACTTATGGATGTACCGTTGATGGTAACGCTAGAATTTGTAAGGCCGGAATTTGGAATGGTTGTGTTAATGGCAGAGGCAGGGATGCTGATTGCCGCATTGGCCGCTGCCGTAAGCTGCCCCTGCCCATTGACCGTGAACGTCCCAACTGTAGCAGCGTTTCCGTAAGCGCCAGCGGTCACAGTTGTGCTGGCAATGCTGATGGTGCCTGATGTAGTAATAGGGCCGCCAGTGAGCCCCGTACCCGTTGCAACGCTGGTCACAGTTCCAGACCCGCCGGTTGCGGTAATTGCGACGTTGGATGCCGAGGTAATGCGTCCCTGCGCGTCAACAACAATCTGAGCAACACTTGTTGAGTTGCCGTATGTACCGGCTGTAACTGTGGTATTTGCCAGATTGACGGTGACGTTCGCGTTGAGCCTGCCGCCACCAGACAGTCCCGTTCCAGACAAAACGTATGTAGTGTTTGGAGTTGCTCCGACATCACCGGCTGTCAAAACAACAACGCCGGTCTGTCCGTTTACCGACACAACCCCGTCTGTGTTGTCAATTTTTTGCCAGATCGTTCCGTTAAAAACAGCCCAATCGCTGACTTGCCAATCGGTAATTCCATTGAGGTTGGTCGCACCGGCAACCGAAACAACGTAATAATAACCTTGGGTTCCAACGCTTGAGGTAAGAGTGGGCGAGTTTGCGCTGGCGTTCCATAGCCCTTGATAGACTAGAGCGCCTGGTGTTCCGCCGCCACCTGTACCACCGCCTGCAACCTTAAGCATAACAACCTCACAGACCGTCGCCTGGCGTAATGTATATCACAGCCGAACCAGATGCCGTTATAGCCGTGAAATATGCGTTTCCTTCAAACGTCAGGATTTCATCCGTGTTTGGAAGGAGAGGTATGCTGAACTGGCTGCTGGTCACAATCAGCGCGTTGTTGCTGGCGTCAGAGCTGGTTGATCCGTGACTCAGAAAAGCCACCACAGTGCCCGTGTTGATGATCCGGTACTGAGTTCCCGCAATGATGCGCGATACGGCCTGAACGGGCGACGGAGCGCTGGTGGCTGCCGTGAATGTCACCGTGTTTCCCATAGGGGTGAATGCTTGAATGCCCATGTCAGGCTCCTTGAGATAAAATTGAGATTTGTGCTGACAAAGCTGCAAGTTGTGCCTGTAGCTCTTCAAGAGTGGGCTTGGCGGGCTCCACTGGCGCAGGAAGAGATGCAGCGTAGGCAAGCGCCGCAGCTTCTTCCTCAGCAGTGAACTGGATCACCGTGACTTTGCCGGTCTCAACATTGACTTCAATGCGTTCCATAGTGAACCCCTTATTCGTACATAATGTTGATGTTGCCCGCATCAAAAGTGTCGGTGCCATTCACTGTGGTGATGCGGATGCGATCAAGCGCGCCGCCAAGGGCCGGAGAATTTCCAGCAGACATTACGATTGCGCCCGCGGTAAGCGTATATAAAACAACCCCCTGCTCAACCCAAGTATTACTGGCGATTAAACTAAGAATGGCAGAGCCGGACTGGAGAGAGGCGGCGCTGATCGTAGCCGTAACTGGCAAGCCAGTCGTAGACGATGTTTGCCCCGTGCCCCCGTTGATTGCGCCAGCGGCTGAAGTGTAGCCCGTGGCAGAAATGGAACCTGAACCAACTTGAATTTGGATTGGGCTGCTGCCGTTAGTGGACACGCCGTTTAACATCACCGTCACCCGCTTCACCCAAGACGGGATGCCGGTGAAGTCAATGCTCGTTCCGCTGGTCGAAGCAACCGCAGTGCCTTGCACAATTTTTTGCGTAGCGGAGTAGGTAGAGCCATCCGTTGAAAAAGGAATTTGCCCAATAGCGGATGGAGTTGGTATGGTTCCTGCCGCAGAACTTATCCAAGTTGTTCCGTTGCTTGTCAGGACGTTGCCAGACGTGCCGGGGGCAACCACTTTAACCGAACCAGCGCCATTTCCAAGAACAACGCTATTCGCAGTCAACGTTGTTAAACCGGTTCCGCCGTTGCCAACAATCAACGTGCCTGACATCGTAATGGTGCCGGACGTTGTGACGGGTCCGCCACTATAAGTAAGTCCCGTGGTTCCGCCGCTAACATCGACGCTAGTAACCGTGCCAGACCCGCCACCGCCGCCACCAGTAGACGCGATGGTAATTGAGCCAGCTCCGTTGGTAATTGTGATATTGCTGCCAGCAGTCAGAGTTGTGCGCGTAAACCCTGTACCATTTCCAATATCTAAAGCTCCATTAGCGGGCGTTGAAGTCAGTCCGGTGCCGCCATGCGCAACATCAATCGTGCTTGCATTCCACGTTCCCGTTGCAACATTCCCAACTCTGGATGTGGTTGCAGTTAAGTTTGAAAATGTTCCGTTCGCGGAGGTCGTCGCGCCAATGGTGACGTTATCAATCCCGCCGCCAGTAATGCTGACGTTTGCCAAGGAGTTTGTGCCATTGGCAATGGCGTTAACAGCCGAGTAGACCGTTGATATGTCGGTATCCAATTGCGACAACGGGATTGACGTTGTTGCGGTTGCAAACGTGTATGGAACCGTGATCGGGAGCGACATTAGAACCTCACTCTTTGTTCGTATTCCATTTCCATCGTGTTGAGCGTGTACGATGGGCTGGACGATGTTATCGTAAGACCCAGATATTTTCCATATTGTTGAGCATCGCTCTTATAAAGATGATATGGAGCGCCGTTCCACCAAGTGATAATTGAACTTGAATTGTTAACCCAAGAAATTGTAGTTCCTGAGTTATTTGTCCAATAAATCAAATTTGTATTGCTATAAACCGGACTTGTGTTCATTTCGCTGTCAACAGTGACGTTGAAAGCAACGGTAATGTTGGCGGTCGCTTCAATACCAAACTTGAGCGCTTGTTTTGTCCTGATTGTGTCCTGCATGGGCCACAAAGCGCTTTTGATCGTGCTGTTCAGGCTGGCCGTGCTGTCTGTGTACAAAGACAGCAAATTGGAACCGCCAGTACCATAAAGGTAGAGTTTTTTCCCTGCCGAAACCGGGACAACGCGCTTCACGGTCCCTTGGCTGGTGACGAACCACTTCTTGTCAAAGAAGACAAGTTGGATAGGGCGAGTGCCTTGTACAGGATCGTTGTAATAGACATTGAACGCCGCGCACAGAATGTTGTTGACTAGAACTTGTCCGCCAGACACCGGTTTTGTAAAATCTATCAACGGGAAGATGCCATCCAGCGCATCTGAAATTTTACTGACCGTTGCGCCAATCAAAGCAAAAATTCCGTAATCGTTGATAAACAAAAGCGAACGGAAATACGGAAATATCCCGTCATAGTACGTCGATCCGGTCGAAGCCGAAACGTTGGTGTTGGTAAACAGCGTGTTTCCGGTTGTAGTAACGCGAACATCCGAAAACACATTGATGCTGTCATCGCCAAAAATGTACAGGAAGTTATTAGCCGAAACGAGAGCGGAAATGTTGCTGTGCAACGTGTCGTCTGTGATCTGGATCAAACCAGCAGAAACGCTGATAAAATCATTGTACTGACCAGCGGCGCTATAAAAAACTGTACGGCCCTGAGAGAGCCACACGCGGCCTTGAAAACTGGCAACGTCTGATAAAGGATCGCTCGTTAGAAGAGCAGTTGCAGTTGCAGCAGTGGTTGGCGTGCCGCCGCTAAAACTTACGCTAGGGACTGTGGTGTAACCAGCACCAGGATTGGTAACAATGACCTGCGTGACTTGCCCGCCAAACACAATGGCCGTTGCAGCAGCGTTGGTTCCTCCAGAAGGAGCAGCGCTGATCACAACAGTAGGCACGCTAGAGTATCCAGTGCCACTGCTATTGATGATAATGCCAATTGTTCCGGTCTTGAATGTCAAAGGCCCGGCAACTGCCGCCGCGCCAGTGCCGCCGCCGCCAGTGAACGTAATAGTTGGGGCGCTGGTGTACCCAGACCCCGCATTTGTAATTGAAAGGCTGCTAACAAGGCCAGAACCAACAACAGCCGTAGCCGCCGCAGCACCGCTTGAGAACGTAATGCTGGGGGCTGTGGTGTATCCATAACCGGGGTTAGTGATTTGAATAGACGAGACGGCGCCGCTGGTGATGCTGGTCACAACAGCCTGCGCTTGTACGCCGTAAGGGTTGCTAGGCGGCGCAATCGTGACTGTAGGAAAGCTGGTGTACGCAGTGCCGCCGCTGGTGATGCTGATATTGGTAATTGTACTGGCGGCATTGGAAATTGACGCCACAAGGGTTGCTTGAACGCCATTAGCCTGATTGGGCGCGCTTACCGTAACTGTTGGAGGCGTGGTGTATCCTGATCCTGTTGCCGTAATGCCAACAGAGCCAACCGATCCAACAGAAATCAGATCAACTGCGTCCCAAGTAAAGTACCCTTTGTAAGGGTCAGATATGATGGCGCGGTCATTTTTCCACTGTTTCATTCGAACGCCGGATGCGCTGAATGTTCCCGCAGTAGCCAACGTCCCCTTGGTGCTGGTGTTCAAATTTAGATATTCGGCTCTTCCATCAGCTTCAAACGCAACGATGTAGTCAACATTTTTGATGTTGCAGCTATAGAGAGACGCAACCGTGTTGGCCCAAGCGACATCTGATCCGCTCGCCTGTATGGTCGAAGACGTCCCTACAACTTTAAGATTGCCAAAGCCAATTGGCTGGACATTCTCAAGCCAAGCAAATTCTTCGTTCTCAAGCGCAGTTCTGTTAGGGCGCGTGTTGAGCCCTTTAAACGCTTTGACAACTTGATAGTTTTTTTTCTGTTCAGGTGACGTCGCCATGTCAGTACCCCGAACTGTAAACGTCCGGTATCCGGCGCTGGAACGAAGTTGCCAAAACGTTCTGGACCTTCTTCAAATATTCCTGTTTAAAGATTTCCGCTTCGCCGTAACTTTGTTCCTGATACTTGGCCGTTCCTGCCGCGTAATAAGGAACAGGGTCTGTGTAGGGCAAAGGTATGGTTTCAACGTCGCTGGAATTTACAAGATCAATCGGTTGAACAATGGTGTCTAACTCAATGGTGTAGGTCTGATCTGGAACCGGTCCAACGTAGAATTTTTGGCTACCATAAATCGAGTAGCAGATGGGGCGGCCAATATAGTTTTGCCAATACCGCAATTGGCTATTGAATTGCGTCCAAGGCTGATAGCGCAAGGGAACGCGAGAGTTGCCCCAATATAGATTGAAGTTCACGATGTCGAGTGTCAGCGACCCTTCAGGGAGTGCCGAAAAATCGTACACTTCTTGGCTCTGAACAACCGTGCTGGTTTGAATTTTGCGATTTACGCCGGTATCACGAACAAGCCTGTTACGAGCATCGTTGATGTAGCTCGTCAGTTCTTGGTCAGACCAAAAGTTAGCATTGGCATCATGCAGCAGCCTTCGCACTGTAGTGATGTAGCTTTGTAGCGTGGTCATTTACGCCCCACATCATGCGGCTGCCTGCGTCCCTTTTCCCCGCTCCAGTTTGTCAAGAACTGGAACGGGGAATTGGTCTACCGCTGGGGACGTTGCGCGATAGTCCTTTGGCCGGTGCTCAGTGATTTCGAACTTAGAAAGTCGCTCATAAGCCTGCGGCAAATCATTCGAGTCTTTTGTCCAGCCAAAGCGAACTACAAACTCAAACTTGTCGTCTAGGCGATACCCAAAAAGGTTTTGAGCAACATCGTATGGCACTTCCACCGGTTTGGATGGGGGAAAACTGTAAGGCTTCCCATGCCATTGGCTTGTTAACTCTTTATCCGTTTTGTTTACCACCCAAACATTGTTCATCAGAAGCTCACAACGTCGCCGTAGACAGACACCTGGCAAGCCGTATTCGCCACATTCGCCGTCACGTTCACAAAGAGCGCGTTGGCATTGAAAACGATAGCCGCAGTGTTGGCATTCAGCGTCAGGTCAACAAAACTGGTGCCGTTAGTCAGGTTAGTCAACGTCACTGTACCCGTCACCAAGTTAGCACCATCGTTAGAAGTGCCAACGGTTACGTTTGCAGTTGCCGCGCTGGGGACAGAACCGCCAGCCGTATTGTAGAGGTTAGACACCACAATACGACGAAGGATGTAGCCACCCGAACCGCCCATGCCGCCGTTAAGGACAGGCATGATGCCTACAGCATTAGCCGTAGCCGACAGAAGAACGTTCTGAGCCTTGGCAATTCGAAAATTGCCAAAAGCGTCTTGGGTATTTTGGCCTACTGCATCAGGATTAGCCATGTGTCACCTCAAGTTGCGTTGTAGGTGCCCGTAGCCGCCTGACCGCCGTTGACAGTGAACAGCGTGACCGTCTGAGTGCCGGTAGAGGCGTTAGCGCGAACGCTATAGCCGTCCGAAACCAGAACAGGGGCAACTGTGTTCGCCGCAACAAGCGTGGTCCAAGCGTTCGCACTACCAGTGTAGTAGTTGAACTCAATGACCACGTTGGCCGTCGAAGGATAAACGTACAGGCCAGCGGGAATGTACTGCGAGTTGATCATTGCAGTCGCGTTACCCGCGCCGACGTTGGAAACAACGACAGGCTCAAAGTAAGCGCCAGCCGTGTTGGCAACCGCGTTCGCAAGAACGATCTTGTTAAGAGCAAGAGACATTGGTCATTCTCCTCAGAGGCTAAGAGAGTTGTAACCAGTCACCTTAGTCATCGACTTCGGCTTCGTGTTGACAAGCTCTGCAATGTTGATGACCGCGCCGACGTAGCCAATCTGCCAGTTGGGCAGGGTGCTCTCGAAGCCCGTGAACACGAACTGGCCCTGCTCATGGATGTAGAGCGAGAGGTAGTTGGTGTTGAGAAGGTACAGCGTACCCTCGGGGCAATACGGGTCGGGATAGATCGGAACGCCAGCGACCATGAGGGCGCGGAAACCGGCCTGCGGGCCATTCGAGTCGCCATCAAAGCCCGAACCGGGAGTGATGACATACTGTTCCTGACCAACGTAGTCCTGCGCAAGCAGGGTCCAGGTGCCGAA